TCAAAATCAGTAGGAGGCACTGTCAGCGGAGGAACTACTTTAACCTTTGGGGATAATGATGTTTATTATGTATTAAAAGGCAGGTCTATAACTACAGATACTTCAGGTGGAGACCCTGAGATACAGGTTAGTAGGGCCCCTGGTGATAAGATGATTGCTCTTGGTGATGTAGATAGTGCTGGCGGTGTAGATGTTTGGTCTACTAATGCTACTACTGATTATTCATCTAAGGATGATGGTTGGACTATTTCAGAAATCACTCCAACACTTGATGGTGATGATGCTAAGTATATTTATCATTTTGCAGATGAGGCTTTAAGAGTATGTAATATAAATGAAACCAATTCAACTTTAGTTAAATGGTATGGCTATATACAAAGAAATCAATTTAATCTTCCTACTGGCCCAGTCTTTGCTGAGTGGCAGGAGCATCCAAATCATTTAGCCCCTCCAAGAATTGCTTCTGGTAAGATTGCATATGCATATGGTCATACAACTCATGATAATTCTACTGCTGCTAATTGGTATCAGAATAATAGAGGAGTTGCTGTACATAAAAAAGATTCTGTAAGCGATTTACAATTAGGTCTTAACCCATCTGCAACAGCAACTGGACTTAAATTCGAAAATACGTCAGGAGCAGATAGAACAGGTAGGGCTATAGTTGGTGAGGTTATAACAATTAAAGAAGCTAGCGGTGGAGTTGGAGATTTAGGTGATTACCCACAAGAATTTTTATTCTGTAAATCAGCATTTAAACCATCAACTGGTACTGCTATATATTCAAGAGCATACGGAGGAGCATTACCTGCCGGTAGGGCACCATATGATTACGCTGACAATGAGAATCCTATAATAGAAAGAGGGTTAGGTTTTAATATTGGTATCAGCGATGGCTCTGGTATTGGGGCATGGGAAGATGGTACATATGAGTTTTGGCAAACTTTTATTTATGATGGCAATCAAGAATCTCTTCCCGTCCAAGTTGGAAATGGTGCAGCTACTACATCATTAGATACTTTTACTCATGCAGCCACAGGTAATAAACCATTAAGAGTTTCTGTTTATTCAGACTTAGCATATAATGGTAGGATAACAGGAGGTAGGGTATATACAAGATTAAATGGTACAGATGATGATTTAATTTTATTAGCCGATATAGACATTGTGAAAGGAGTGAGAACAAGTCTTGATGGAGACCATATTCCTTGGACTTATACAACTGGGAAAGGATACCATGTTCTAAGTGGTGCTTACGGAAATGCTATCAGGCCAAACTTGGATACATATACAACAATAAATGGATTCAGCCCTGATTTAAAGTTCTTAGGTATAGGCGGTACTAATGAAATATATAAAGCATCAGTAGTAGCAAATAGAAGAACATTTGTTGCTAATGTAAAGATCAAAGGAAGGTCTGGAGAATTAGAAAAATTTGGTGATAGAATTATGTACAGCGAGATAGGAAAATTTGATACATTCCTTGAACATAATTTTATAGATGTATCTAAGGGAGACTTTGGAGAGTATACTGCTTTAGAATCTTATTCAGATAGACTATTAGCATTTAAACATAACTTAGTTCACATTATTAATATAGCAAGCCCAAGTGCTTCTAATTGGTATCTTGAGGAAACTGTAAAACACTTTGGTGTCAACTTTCCTTTTAGTGTTGCTAAAACTAAATATGGTATAGCATGGGTATCAGATGATGGTTGCTATCTATACGATGGTAAAACAGTTAGAAACTTGATAGATAAAAAAATTGCTGTTAGTAAGGCATCTTTTACGGATACTGAAATAAATTGGAATAGTTTTTATAGAGGCTCTGCTATAGTTAAGGATGCTATGCTTGGATATGACCCAATAAGTAATTCTCTTATAATGATGAGAAGTCCTAATGATGCATCTACTAATTCACACAAGTCATTTGTTTATGATTTTGATAGCAATGGATGGACATACCATGTTGGTATATTTACTGATAGTAAGTATTATACAAACTTTATTACAGACTGGAATAATAATTTAAGTCTTGGTGAATATGATGGAAGTAGTGATGTAGAATTTAAAAAGTTTTTACCAGTAAGTCTTTCTCAAACATCACAAGAATTTTTTACAAAAGACATAGACTTTGGGCAACCCGGATTAATAAAAAAGATATATAAAATTATTGTCACATATAAATCAGATGGGGCAGAGACTACTCCATTCAAATATGCAGTTGATGGTAGTCAGGCCTTCTCTTCATCTTTTACTGGTAATTTTGTAAATACATCAGATTTATGGGATGTAGTAATTCTCACCCCTTCTTCTATAATATCGTGTCAAAGTGTACAAATTAAATTTGATGCACCAAGTACCGGTGTATTTGAGATAAATGATATGACTATTCAATACAGAGTCATTAGAGGAAAAGTAGCAACATAATGGCATTGACTGAAAGAGATATCAGAAGATTAGAGAACACTAAGCAAAACTCTATTGAGTTCCAAGGAAAACCTTCTATTCACGGTATGGTAGATGGACAGGTTGCTATTGAGAAGAAATCAAATAGTCAACTGGCTTTATATAGAAAGAAGTATGGTAAGTTGTGGAAGATGTATATGTCTTCAGATGGTAACCAATATGTTGATGGTACATTAAGAACTAACACATTAGAATACACTCATAAGTTTATAGACTATAGATTTTTTCTTCATAATTTTAATCGTGATATTGGGACTGCTGAATTTTTTCTTCCTTGGGTTGGGCCCACTGAAGATACAGATATGGATGATGCAAGAAGGTCTTTTTTAGTGCCCTTTAACATGACATTAAATACTATATTAATTAGGCCTGAAACTTTAAGTGATACAACTGCTGATATAAGAATTAAAGTAAAGAAAGAAGATAATGACCTAACTGTTGACACTGTAGCTACAGCTACATATGAAACAGATGATTTAGCATCTAATACTTATTTTAAATTAAATGAAAGTGATTTTGATAATGCTCCAACTGTTGAAGTTGGCGATAAAGCTGGACTTACAATTTTGTCTGGCGCTGACCCATCTGGGACTATTGATTGGTACATAACATCAGTTTGGAGAGTAGAGGTGGTTATCTAATGAATAATAAAACAATTCGCTGGTATTTTAATAATACCAGCTTTATATTAAACTCGCAATATAGTATCATTGCGTTAATGAAGGAATTATAATTATGGCATATATACCGGGTGTAACTGGTGCTGGTTTTAGAGCTGGTCTAACAAGGGATGTGAGAAGAACAGGAGAAGACCAATCCAGAAAAGCAAGAGCACTATCAGAATATCAGAATAAAAGAGATTTAATACAAAAATGGGCAGGCACAGCATTCAAAGGATTAGGTCTTGGTGTTTTAGGAGATGTAGGAGGATATGGAGTAAGTAGATTGTTCTCTGGTAAAGCTCCAAGTATGCAACCCGGAGTTGATACTGGACTACGTGGTGATATTTATAAGCAATTAGCTGAAGCTAGAGGTGGAATTGAAAAATCTATGCAAGGCCAATTAGCTGGGTCAGTCGCATCTACATTATTAGGGAAGTATGGTAAAAAAGCAGTAGGTGATTTAAAATCTGGATTTGGAAAATTAGTTGGTGAACATACTGGTATAAATATTGGAGCTCCTTCAGCATTAGGTGGAGGATTAACTGAAGATGCTAAATCATTTTATGAATCTATGGGCCCTTCAGGTGCTACGGATATATTATCAAAATCAGTAGGACAAGAGCAAGCTCAAAGCGGTATACTAGCAAAATTATTTGGATTAGGTCAAGGGTCTCAACCATCTTTACCGGGAGGGGAGGGATATGGAGGTTTTTCAGGTGCGGTTGGCTCTGGTGATTTAGATTTTGCTTCTCCTCTTGTCTCAGATGCAGCATATACTCCATCAGACCCAGTTCAATTATCTTATGGCTCCTCGCCCGGCAGTACTCGTAGGTATCAGGGCGGTGGATATCTTCCTCAGTATCAAATAGGTGGTGAATCTAAGGGAGCGTTAATGAGAGCCTTTGAGGCAGCTGATTTAGACAGAGAAAATATTATGGGTCAGGCAGCTGAAAGACAAAGAGTTGAAAAAATGGGACTTGAAGAAATGTTAGGATTAGCTGGTGGAATGAAACATGCTGAATCTGCTAGAGGAGCTGAAGATATATATCAACAAAGTCTTGGAGATATGGATAGGGGTAATTTGAAAAGTCTTTTAGGTCTGACTAAAGAAGCTGTTAAAACTTCAAAATATGGCCCAGATAAAGGCACTGGTGTTAGAGAATTGAGTGGCCCATTTGAAGGTGGTTATTATTATGATGATAAAGGATTAGTTGATGTTCCAAGACAAATGCAACGGCCTAAGTATCAACAAGAAGAATTAGAGCCTTTAGGTGGTTTATCTGGTGAAGAATTAGGAGAATTAACTGGAGGAGATATTCCATTTGAGTATCTGAGAGATTTAAGGCAAGGTAAAACTAAAAATCCTTATGAAGATATTGTTAGTGGTTTAGAGTATGGGACTAGACAACCAGAACAAAGTTTAATGGATAGGTTACTTGGAAGAGGTGGTAAAGAATTCCTTGGTGGTGGGCCTACAAAAGAAGATGCGGGCAGAAGGCTAAGAACATTAATGGGCGATGAAGCTTATTTTTCTGAAGGTATGCAAATGGGTGGTATGGCTCCCGGTGGAGTATCTAATCCTTTACCATATCAACAAGGTGGATATATGCCAAGATATAATTTCGGTGGTTCAGTTACTCAACAGCCAATGGCATATCAGCTAGGTGGTTTACTTAAATATAAAAGGAGTCCATTCGGATAATGGCTAGTTCTTCCAAAT